AGTGCGGACAGAAGATTGACTTCTCAGAAGTGAAGTGGGAAGAAGAAAGAATTCTTGAACATGCAGAAAGGAGTTTGACAAATGAATAAGAGCGGTATTGAATGGTGCGATCACACATGGAATCCAATCACCGGTTGTCGGCATGGCTGTTCTTACTGCTACGCCGACAAGATGTCACTCCGTTTTTGCGGAAACATGAAACGAAATATGCTCCAGACAGGGCAATATCGAATAGAGGGAGATCTGTTCGTTCTGGATGAACCGTTCATGAATGAAGATGGAAAGCCTGTCATATATCCATTTGGATTTGAACCGACATTGCACAGATACAGATACGATACACTGGACAAGCTGAAACAGGGGCAGAATGTGTTTGTTGGAGCAATGGCCGATATATTTGGCGAATGGGTGCCGGACAGTTGGATAGACGATATCTTTGGTATTTGCGAAAAACACCCCCAGCACAATTACTTGTTTCTTACCAAGAATCCGAAAAGGTACACCCAGTACGGTGTGCCTTCCGGAAAAGGAAATATGTGGTATGGAACAACTGTGACGAATAGTGAGGACATGGAACGGATATACCAGCTTCCAACTCTGCTAAACACTTTCGCCAGTATAGAGCCATTGCTTGAAGATATAGACGAAAACATTTCTGCACTGAAATATTTGAACTGGATCATCATCGGCGCCGAGACAGGACACAGGAAAGAGAAAGTGATTCCTAAGTTCGAATGGATCAAGAGGATTGTTGTAGAAGCTGATTACAATGGGATACCGGTATTCATGAAAGACAGTCTGGTTCCGATTATTGGCGAGAAGAATATGCGCAGGGATTATCCGAAGGAACTGCAGATTCGTAAGAGAAGCGAGAAAGTTAATAAAAGACTCAGCGGCAGTTGTATGTTGTGCGGAAAGACAGAAGATAAAAACAAGATGGTTACCTTGACAGCAAGAGCGGTCAGGGGCGGCAAGGCGGCATCGTTTGGCCATATGTGCCATTCCTGTTTTACAAAATGGCTGACTGCTCACAATATACCGGTGCCGGACCTGGAAAATAAAAAGGAGATTGAAGATGGCGAAGAGAAGCTGTAGAAGAACAACTGATGAAAACCTTATTCATAAAAAAGCTGTGGAAATGAGAAAGAAGACAGATGAACAGCTTGTGCATTATGTGGAAGATCGTGTGGAAAAAGCACGAAGTGAGGGCTTCAATTGTGGAAAAGCCAGTGTTCCAAAAACCGGAGAGGGAGCAAAGGAGTTTATCGCATTCCTTCAGCTGAATAAGATTCCGGGAATTGGAGCAGTAACAATAAACAAACTCATAAAGGTAGCGGAAGAAAATGGATACTTATAAGCGTTCGATAAGAGGTCTGCAGAGCAGATCTAACGGGGAACATTTTGAGGGAATGATAATTGCGGCATCCAGATTCTATGAAGAAAGAGGAATTGCAGCAGTTGATAAAACTCCGGAAGCATTTAAGGTACTGAAGGCAATGGACAGGAACAGAGGGCAGTTCATCTGCTGTTTCACTAAACAGGCTCAGCCTGATTTCAAAGGAATTCTCATGGATTCAACCATGATCTTGTTTGATGCAAAACATACGGACAAGGATAAGATCGGCAGAGATGTAGTTACTGCTGAACAGCAGGCGTGCTTTGAACGGTATATGAAGCTTGGAGCAATGTGCTTTTTGGTTGTGTCTCTGGAATTTAAAGAATTCTACCGAGTTCCGTGGGTGGTGTTCCGGGACATGAAGAAGATTTACGGACACAAGTACATGAACCGGGAGGAGCTGGAACCTTACAGGATCAAATATTCAAACGGAGTGGTGAAATACCTCGATGGTATTGTCCTCCGGGAAAGGAATGAAGATGAAAGTACAGAAGTATGAGATTGCCAGAGTTATTGACAAATTAAAAAGTATTGTGCAGAAGAATGACCAGTTTCCGGCACTGGGCGGGATTCTGGTAAAGGACGGGTATTTAATTGCCTCCAACTCCGAGATCACAATGAAGGTCAAATTAGAGGCCTCAGAAGGCAGTTATTTTATTATTCCAATGAAAGCCTTTGACTTGATCAAAAATCTTCCAGATGGAGAAATCGACATCAGCGCAACTGACAAGAATGTAGTTATGATCAAGATAGGAGCAATTAAAAATAAATACCAGAGTTATCCTCCGGAAGAATTCAATTTTGATATTACAGAGGATCCGGAAGCGGATGGAGTGGAATTGAATGGCAAAAAGATCATGGAGGCTATAGGTCATGTTATTTATGCAGCAGCTGACGGCGGTGCGAATACACAGATGACCGGAATTTATTTTGAAGGTACAGACAGCGGAGTTTCCCTTGCCGCACTGGACGGGCACGTGGTCGCAGTAGATTCTGTTAAAGCAGAAGGCGCAAAGGACATGAAACTGATCGTGCCGAAGGCAACCGCCAAGAAGTTGATTTCCATGGGCGTGATCGACGATGTGACACTTACATACACCAAAAACAGTGCAGTATTCAAATCTGACGAATACACCATCTATACCAGATTGATCACAGGAAATTATTTTCCGTATCAGAAGATGTTTACTGATGGCGAAATCAATACATGTGCATCTCGCACGGCCCTGATCGGAGCAATGACCAGAGCAAAGATGTGTACAGAGGAAAAGCAGCCGGCAGTATTCCAGATAGAAGACGATGTGCTGAATATCAGTATTCGGGATAAATTGGCAGATTATCAGGAACAGGTACCGCTCCAGGAAACCGTATGCAAATCCATACGGTTGGGATTTGATTCCAAACTGGTTCTTGAAACGCTGAAAGCTTTTACCTGTGACAATATTGCACTGGGCTTCACCAGCCCAAGAACACCGATGATTGTGGAAGCAGAGGACAGCGACATGAAAGCCATGGTGCTTCCGGTTGCGATAAGGGAGGCGTAAACATGATTGAGATCATATCAGTAAAAGATATCAAAGACGCAACACCAGAGGAACTTGCAAATCTTCGCCGGAAGGGACTTCTTCCGGCGGAAGGAACCAGGAGAACATCTGGAAGACCTCTCAGCCCGTATGAGCGAACCAGAGCACAGGTGGCTGCTACTGGAAATAGATGGGCGATGGAAAACTTTATTGCCACGCACAGCTGAAAGGGGATGAAATAAATGAATTTGTATAGATATTATCAGCATGATGGATTCCGATGCGAAACTACAGCCGGAATTGTTAAAGCAAAAGACATGCAAGAGGCTGAAAAAATCGTAAAAAACCATTACGAAAAAGCATATCGAGGAGAATTCCAGCGCGATGGTTGGAAGCTGGAAGAAGTTGAGTTTTCTGATGATGGATGCAGCGAAATTTATTACGGGTGATTAATATGGCGAAGGTGTTATATAACTTATGCAAAAGGAATGGGACAGTGATGGAGTACTCCATCACTGGATCCGAAGTAGCTGAATTGATTAGCTGCAAAAAGCAGGATGTTTATAATTCTACGAGCTACGGCCAGATGATCCGGAAAGAATTTTACGTTGAAGTTGTAGACCGGCCACTGAGCCGAACGAAAGATCTTACATTACTTTTGGAATATGACCGGGTTTGTAGAGAAATTCTTGAGAGGTGTGGATGATGAAAGTATATAAAGCAGTGCATGAGAGAGAAAACAAGTGCAAGGAATTGCACAAAGAGATGAATATGAATGTAGGCCCGACCAGACTGGTCCAGCCGGACTTTTACCTGTTGGTCGATGTCGATGATATTCAGAAACAGGTAAATGCATTGAAAAATCAGGTAAACAGAATGAAGAGAACAGAAGCAAGGAGGAAATGGCGTTATGGAAGAAAAAATCATTAAGATACTGGAATTGGTCCAGATGAAAGA